ATGAAAACGACTGTAAGCCTCCTCAAAGGCTCTTACGTAAAGCAAAACGGCACCGTAGCGCTATACCTGTATATCTACGTTAATGGAGAAAAAGACCAACTTCCGCTAAATATCAGTTGGCCCAAAGATTTGGTAAGCGAAGAAGAAAATAAGGTACTACCTCGAAAAAAAAACGATAAAGAAGCCAATGATTACAACCTTATTATCACAGATCAAATAGCGAAGCTGAACGACATTTTCATCGTTTGCCGTTTGGCCGACAAACCACTTACGCTATCTGAAGTAAAAAAAGAATACCTGGAATACGAGAAACGTAAGGATTTTGTGGCCTATATGGAGAAAAAAATAAAGGAGCGTTTCTACAGAAAAAAAATTACGGAAGGTACCCGAAAATCACACAAAAACGCTTGGCTATGGCTGCGGGCGTACAAAAACACGATTAGTTACAACGACCTCACCAAAAAGCTGATTGAAAACTACGAAGCCTGGCTGCAAAAACAGACCAATAAACGAACCAACGATGACAAAAAGTTGGATAAAAATACCATCGCCAATCTCCTAAAATATGTACGCGCCTACATTAATCTAGCCATTAAAGACGGCATTTCTATCGACAACCCCTTTAAAAAAGCCGATGTAGTAACGAATCAGGATGAAAAGCAAATCGAACATTTGCTCCCAAATCAAGTGGCTGACTTGATGGATGTGTATGAGAATGAGAGCCTGCCAATGGGCGAAAAACTTACCTTGTGTCGCTTTTTGGTGGCGTGTACCCTTAGCCTACGTATTTCCGACATTCTGGCTTTCGATGAAAACAAAATAGAATATTACCGCGTAACTCGACGCCTGGCATTTCACCCACAAAAGCAGGTCGTGACAAAACGCCTTAAAACTATCTATGTCCCCATCGACCCGATTGCGATGGGCTACTTAGAAGACCTTATTTTCTTGCAAAATCAGGCCACGGCGCAAAATCTAAAAATATCGGAAGCCTACGGGCGAAAGGTATTAAAGAAACTATCGAAGCGTTATAAAATAAATATCGACGGCTACCACACGGGGCGCCACACGTTTGCTACAAATTATCTACGCGCTGGGGGAAAAGTACACGAATTACAGCAGATACTTGGCCACACAAATATTCAAACTACGATGCGGTATGTACACATTGTAGAAGACGATCAAGAATCTGCCATGCTTCAGCTTTCCAACTTCTATCAGGGCTTTAGAACAAATAAGCCCTGATAGAAGTTGGCTTGGAAATTAAACTTTTATTGACCTTAAATGTGCTATGTAAGTATCATAGGTAAGTTGAGCTCTCATCTTTGCGTTTTGAAGCTCTTCTTCTAACGCTTTAACCTTTGCCTCTAAGGCTTTTTCAGCCATCGACGCCTTTACGTAACTTTCAAGTAGTTACTCTGTGGTGGTTTTCATTGTTGTATTGTTTATTAGTTGACATAAATTTCATTGTAGTTCTCCATCATAATCATCAAGAACTCATGCTTTTGTTCTTCAAGCATTTCGCGCTGATGATTGTTGTAATTTTGGAGGCCATTAATTTCACGGTGGAGCCTGGCACGATCTTCGTTTAGCAGTATTCTAGTTTGCTTCAGTATATCTATTTGCTCCTCGTACTCTTTTAGTCGCCTATAAAGTACATCAATGGTCCCTTTGGCTTCTTGAAGTTCTTTCTTAACTTTGTCTAAGTTCTCCATTTCGGTATTTGTCTAGGTGAACGAGTTGGGGTAGCGTGCTGGTAACACGCTACCCTTTTTTGTTAGTTGTTGACAGACTCTTCTTCCATCATTTCTTCTACCAAAATCATCAGCGATTCTTTTTGGTCTTTGGTAAGTCGGTAAGATTGTTGCTGCTTCAATGTGTTAATTTCCTGCCAACGCACAAACTCAGGATTTTCCAATAAACGCATTTTTAGCCGACGGGCTTCTACTTCCAGCTCAGCACGCTCTTTTATGCTTTCTGTTAGGCTACGTACCTTAGCATGAAAGTGAGAATACAACGCATCGTAACATTCACGTTTGTACTGACGCAAATTCTCACGGGTCTCTTCGCTCATGGTGTTACTGTACTTAATGCTAAAAATCCAGCCGTAAATAAACTCCTCAGGCAAACAAGTAAATGCCCTTTTCTGCTTGTCAGATGGTAGCTGGGTTGTGTGTTCACACACCTCAGCTGCTAAATCTTCATCCTTTTTCAACTCTCTAATTTGCCAATCCGCATCTATTTGGAGGGCTTCACAAAGTGGGCGAATCAACACATAATTTACGCCATTATCTACCAAATAGTAAACAGGGCGATTTAAAACTAAAATCGACTTCAAAACTAACTTTTTCATAAATCATCTGTTGTTTAAGTGAACGATGTCACAAATATAAATTGTAAATAATCAAATAACCAAATATTATTTACAATATTATTTCAATCATAATTATAATAATCAAATAATATTTACATTTGCGACATAAATAATTTCACAAACTATGAAAAGAATAAGCGTTGATTTTGACGAAGAACTTTGGGGTAAGCTAATTTCGATTCAAGCCCAAGAATCAATCAAGACTCAAAAAAAAGTAAGCCTTTCTAAAATAATTACGGATATGGTAAAGATTGGCTTGGAGTCAAAAACAAAAAACCCCGCTGAGTAGCGGGGTTTTTCTTTACCAGTCTTTTTTCTCGAAAGATACATCAATACAATTTTGCTATCAAATTTACCCCGCAGCAGCTCCTTTAGAGGAATGCGGCCGCAAAAATATGCTATCAAAAAAAACAAGAACAACCTCCATCAGTGCCTGAGCCGCGTCGGTACCGATGGAGGTTGTTGAGAAAATGATAGCGTTTTTGATTAAAGTAGTACAGCTAAAATTTCGTTGGGGTGTTGAGATCCCATAAAAAACATTTTTTCGGTGAATGGTTCAGTCTCGGCCTTCTTGGCCTCGTAGATTATAGCCTTATCTAGCCTATTATCATACAACTGATAGAGCTCCTCGCCATCAATGGCTACCTCTTTGATTTTAAAAAAAAGTGGGGAGCGCTTAACCAGCTCTTGCCCACTTATTAGTTTATTGGTCATTTGAGTAGATTTGATTATAGGATTATTCTTCAATATTCTCAGGCCAGTTAAACCCGTAGTTTACGAGAATCACCCCCATTTGGTAGAAATACTTCTCTGGGATGCGACGCGCTCCTTTCGACTCTTTTGCCTTACGAATAGTGTCTTTCGGCATCCCTATTTCTGTCTCTAATCCGCGTACAGAAATGAGCGGGTGAGAGTTAAGAAAGGATAGAAAGTGATTTGAAAGGAAATCGCCTCCTTCGTCTTGTTGTTGTTTTTCCATATATTTGCCCTCGCGACGGAGGAATTTAAAAATGCTGTGTTCTTTTAACGAGAACTTAATCGTACCTGTCGTAATTGTTTAAATCCCCTTGACTGCAATCAAGGGGATTTTTTTATTTTGACATTTTCTTTTTTAGCAAATACGCTAATGCTACTGGAGGCAAAAAGCAGCTAACACCCTGAAAATCGCTCTGTTTTTTTATCTCAGAAAAGGGACGAATTCCCTCATAAAAACAAATGTCTCTTCCATGTTCCCTGATAAACGCTATGGCTTCTTTCCGAGATATTTCGACGTCAAAAACACTTAGGTAGTCGTCTATTCCATCATGAATCATTGAGACGATACACGAGAGAAATTTAACATACTGCTCAATTTTATCTCCATCGCTCGAGCCAGATATTTCGTCGTTTTGCTGGAACGCAGTCAGCCTAGGCAACTCTTTTTCGTAGTAATGCGCAGAATTGAAAAAAAACATGTCAGCCGTTTTCATTGTCGTAATTGTTTGATTTTTAAGTTTTCCCGCTGCAACGGGGTTGGTCACTCAACCAACGATACAAAGATAAGGGGTATTTTTTATTTGTCCTAATACTAGGACAATTATTTTTACAAAATCACACTATTTATTTTCATTCCAAACAAAAAAGCCCCCGCACTTGCAGGGGCTTTCGATAGCATTACGCCGCATCCTCCCTAATAAAATCTATAAAATCTCGGTACTTTTCAAATTCCGAATAATTAAACTGAATCGTTTGCCTTTGGTTGAGTTTGGCCGAAATCTCTTGCAACAGAGGTATAAGTACCTGCAAATCGCTCGTGTTTCCTCCAGTACCGCCCGTGGGCATTGGTTGTCCCTTGCGGTACATCTCTAACATAGATGCAATGTTGGCAATCACAGGGTTTTTCAGCATTGGATTGCTGATAATGTACTCTTTTCCCGCTTCACCAGCAATATAACTTCTCCTTCCAAGATTAAACAACGTTGGACCAGAGGTAAAACCTTGCGGCTGTCCGCTATTATCACCATATAAACTGCTAAAATCAGAAAAACCTCCAGTAGCTTTTTTTGCAAATGTCGGAGCGGAAGGAGTATCGCTACTAGAAATAATCGTTCTTGCTTTTGCAATATTGGTTGCTATTAAGGCTACATATCCCGCTATTTTTATGGCCATATCTATAGGTGTAAGGCTTGTAGAAGTTGCTGCCGCTACTGCTGCAGATATTGCTACACCAGAGTCAATAGCAATTTTTGCGAGTGCGACGGCCTTCTGAAACCCTGCCATTTCTTCTGTATTTGATGCTACCATGTCCAAAATAGCCCCAGAAGCATCTGCAAAAGAATATAACAAATCGGTTCTTTTTTGCGCAGACTCCTTGTCGTTTTCTTTCTTTAGAGCGTTTTGAGCAATATGATTTTTGGTTATCTGAGCTTCTATTTCAGTAGTTTCTTTCCCAAAAGCTTTCAGTAAATTCAACTGAGCTCCCAAGCGAGCCGCTTCATTGTCCAGTAAAGCAACATTCAAAAGCTCTTGACTTATGAGCTGATTTGCCTCTTTACCTTTCAAAAGATCCGCTTGTTCATCAAACACTTTATTGGTAAATGCCAGTGCATTGGCTAAATCGGTAGCTTTTTTATCAGCAGCCGCCTTCTGCAATTCCTCTTGTTTTTTTGCTATTTCACGTTCCACATTAAGTGTATCTTCTCCATACAACTCAGTAAACTCCTTTTTTTTCTGCAAAAAATCAAGCTCTTTTTGTAACCTTTGTTCTCGCAAATCATCCTCATTAAATTTTCCTTGCGCTGCTTTTTGCTCTATTTCTAAATAGTGCAAATCGTATTCATGAGTAAGGTCTTTTAGTAGGTTAGCCAAATTCGCTTTACGTTCTTTTTCTGCTTCATCATACACGTCATTCCAAGCCTCCATTTCGTCTTTTGTAGCCTCTATCCACGTTTTTGTGCTTACGCCAGGCGTTGTCGGAGCTTTCTTCTTTTTCTCCTTGCTTCCAGCGTCTCCACCTGTTTTTGGACTTCCATCGGTAGGTGGAAGTGGCGGTGGCGGTGTTTTTACGGGGCTTTGAGTTGTTGTTTTTTTGGTAGGAGTCTCCGTTTTTTTTGCGGGCTCTTCAAACCAAGAATTAACCCTGTCAATATTCTTTTGCCTATTTTTCATAAGGTTATCCATGTTAGCCGCTGGATTAATCTTAAACTGGCTACCAAAAAAGTTCATAACCTTCTTGCCGCTATTAATAAGCACGTCGAAATACCCAATCAACGTCGCCGTTTCGTTAATAACCACCACAACCGCCGCCGCCACTAACTTAAAAACCACCCCAATACCCTTGGTGACATCCATGGCCAGTTTGCCCGCATCTCCATAGCCTGTCATCGTAACCGTTAGCTCTCGAATGCTTACCAAAAGGTCGCCGATAACATCCACAATCCCAAAGACAATGTCCATAAAATTGTCGGAATCTTCAACCATTTCTCTAAGCGTAGTAAGCACCTCGGTAGCCCATTTATAAAGACCACGAAACGCCCCCGAAAGCTTCTCGCCGATGGCAACATAAAGTTGATTAACCGTAACGGAATACCGTTGTGCCTCGTAGTCTAAGGCCGACATATTTATTGCTGCCATTTTTTCGGCAGCGCCTTTATTCTCAATCTCTTTCGTCCATTTTTGCAACAATGGCATATTTTGAAGCAAAATATTGGCTCCAGCTACGTTTTCGGTATTAAACTGTTCAGTGATTTGTTTGACGCTCAAGTTCTTCTTTCCCAAGTTGTCTAGCGCTTTCATCAGCCCTACTACTTTCGGGTTGGTGTCGTCAGCACCTGCACCTAGTTTCAATAAAATAGCCCTAAGTTGCGTTCCTGCCATTTCGCCCGTCAAACCATTTTTCACAAATAGCTGAAGTACGGCGTTAGTTTCACCAAAGCTCACCCCCATTGTGTTTGCTGCAACCCCTGCGTATTTCATTCCATCCACGACCTGATTAAGTTCAGCAGCGCCGAGCGCAAACCCCTGAGACATCACATCTACAAAATGTTTGGCTTCTTGGGCATCTTTCCCGAATTGGTTGAGCATCATCGAAAGCGATTCCCCCGCATCAGGCAAATCGAGTTTTCCTGCCCTCGCAAACAGCATAGCGCTTTCCATCATCTCCTTCATGGCGTCGCTACTACCCACCAGCTCCGATTTTGCCGAGCCAATTTTTGTGGCAGCCTCTAAATACATCTCGGCAGTGTAGCCCATCTGTGGGCCTAGTTTTTTGGCTTGCTGTTCAAGGTCAGATAGCACTTCGTTGCTCATAAGCGTAGCCGACTGCAATCCTTTTGCGGCTTTTTCGTAGCTCATAAAAGCCGCTTTGGCCTGCTGGGCTATGCTTACTATTGCTCTTCCTGCTTGCTCAACGATATTTCCACCCAATACGCCCGCTGCAATCGTAGCCGACTGAGTTTTGAATTTATCCCATGCGCTTCTAACCTCTCCGATTGCCTGTTTTTGTCGGATATACTCCTCGGTTAGCGCCCTTTTTTTTGCAATAAGGTCTTTGTACAATGCAGGATTATCGGCCTCTTTCAAGGCTCGTAACTCCTTGGTAACGGCACTTACCGCCGTTCCTACCTCTTTTAGGCTTGTTTTCGCCCCTTCACCGTTGATAATTAGGGTGACGGTGCTCTTTACGTTATCGGTGTTTGGTTTTGCCATGGTGATTAGATATTGACGGTTACTTGAACATCGTCGGGGCTAATAAACTGCGCCGATAAGGCGGCCATTGCCTCGGCGGTAATTTCGGCCAATCGGTCTTTTTCAAAAACATATTGGGGAGAAAACCACGGTTTCGGTTTTCGTTTGTTTCCCGTCCCCGCACGGCCTTCAAAGAGCAATCTGCCCGTTTGGCGCTCCACGAGGGTAGTGCCCTTCCCTACACCCATATCGACGAATCGCCCGTAGAAATTGAAGGAAAGATTGGCGCTTACTACGCTGTTGCCCTTGCGGACGTTGAACCGAAAACTATCGTCCAAATCGCCTTCGTGGCCTATATTCATCGTGTCGATATTGCGCCGCAAACGCTCCACAAACACGGGCATAAACGCGCGCAAAATCTCCACGCTTTTGGCGGTGATTTGGACGTCGGGAATGACGTTATTAGGCACTCCAGGAATTACGTCGGATGCGCGGCTCAAGCCCCGCCAATTTCTTCTACTCATGGTTATGTTGGTACAACGAAATAATCTGGACTGGGTAACAAAGCCATAGTGATTTGCGTGGGTGGCTCTTGCTCGTTCTGGGCTTCGATGTAGTTCAACCAGTTGGCTTCGATAAGTAGTTCCGTGCCGTCCATGGTGGCGGTAAGTTCTTCTCTGCCTACGCCCATCGCGTCGTAGGTTGTTTTTTCGTAAAAAATCGTAAGCCCCGCCACGGCCTGTTTTTTGGATTGGTCTTGGCTGGTATAGGCGCGCACATAGACATCAATCAGGCTATCGTCTGTATGCAGCATAAATTCCATGCGTAGCCATACTATCGCATTAACGCCCGACGTATTGGGGCCAATCGCGCCTGGTAAGGTTGGATATGCGTACAGCTTCGCCTCTATCCAGCCATTTCGCCCAGGGAGTTTTGCCACGAGTTTTTCGATGAAAAATCGACTTAAAACCCTGTCACGTCCCCTAATACCTAGCTTTTTGGAAAGCGAAAGCCGCATAAACTCCGCCACTGGAAGCAGTAGCTTCAGCTGTGCGTTTCGGGTGTTTGCGAGAAAGGTGTAGAACGGCTTTTGGAAAACCTCGTAAACGCTCTTCAAATCGCGCGGATCGTCGGCAAGTGTGCCTATAATCGCCTGATTAAAATCATACCTCGAAGACGAAAGCATGGGGTACAACTCGCCGTTGGCATCTTTCTGCCATCCTCGGTACGTCATCAGCCGAATCGCAAAATCTTCCTTCAGCTCGGTGCCATCGAAGAACCCATCCGCCCCCGCGTACCGAAGCCCTTGGAAGTTACCAGGCTGTTTCGACACGGGCACAAGCCACGTGCCTAGTACGTCTTTCCCGCCCGCGTTGATTCTCACCCTTTTTCCCATCGCCACGGTGGCGACTTCGTCGGTGATGCTCTTGTCACCGTCGCCAATCGTTGCCGTCTCAAGGCGTTTGATTTCCTTGTCGATAAGGTCATCCCCCGCAAACTTGATGGTGTAACCTCGGTTTTTGGGTGGATCTAATACAATATCATCGGCGGTCGCCCACGTGCTTACGTCTATGGTATCGCCTGTGTTATTAATACCCACAAAGCTTTCTATCGTTACCTGCAAGTTCTTAGAACTTACGTCGATTTGCAGGCAAAAATGCTTTCTAATCGCCCTCAGAAAGTCTATTACTTTCATGCGGGGCAAGTGGTTGGCAATGGTCACAATCATGCCACTGTACGGGCGATCTAAGACCGATTCTAAGGCCACATTGTTGTAGATAACCCTGCGTCGAATCTCATCATCGGCCAGCCACGTGCTTTGCACCGATATACCCAACCACTCGAATATCTTCTCCATTACCCACGCCAAATACGGAAATGGTACCAGGTGATACCCCCACATATCGGCATTTACACTCGGGAAGCCTGGCAACGGGAATCTTACGCTGTAATTACCATCGACGAAGAAGCTCCCTGTTGTCTCCAGCATCCATTTTCCGTAATAGTTGACGTACGGTTGCCGCACAAAGCCACGGGCTTCGGGCTCAAAATCTTCCTCCAAAAATGCCTCGTTGTGGATTGGCGCAAATACCATCGGCTCGTTGCTGGGCATCGCATTGCAGAGCTGAAGTAACTTGGATTTTACTTCGTCAGCGGTTTTCCCGAGCGGGATTTGCTGCGTAAAAATATCCTGAAGGGTTTTGTTTCGCAGGTTCTTATTTACGAGGCTTTCGTCGAGTTTGAGATAGCCCGTTGCCTTATTCCCGTCTATTTTGTAGGACAAAAAACAGCTAGAAAAGAAGAAGTTGTAGAGCTGCACACTTACCTCCAGCTCCTCGTACAGGCGCTGCACTTTGTGGCGATGCTCTAAGAAAATGATGTTATTCGGCGACAAAGGAAACGTGATGGGGTACGTAAACGCCTTGCCCACGTCATCGTCAGCAAACAGCCAGCTGACCCATTCGATTTCGACTCCCGAATCGGGAGCAAGCTGTAATTCGTATCCGTTTCGGGTAATTCTTAGCATAATACTGCAATTTCCGCAGTATTACAGGACAAAAAAAGGAAACAAAAAACCTGTGTAACAGCGCTACACAGGTTTCCAACTAACCCATCAACTACAGCCATTTGGGGCGGAATATCTTGGCGGCCAGCCACATACCTAGCAAGACCGCAAACCCGACAATCGCCCAAATAAATTTCTTTTGCACGCTTTCGAGTGCTTCCACTTCTACGCGCTTCTGCTCAAGCTGCTTTTGCAGCTCTTCGTTTTGCTGCTTCAGCTTATAGTTATTCACTATCAGCGTCGTGTTCTCCGCCTCGTAGAGCTTCGATTTTTCAGCGAGCTTGGTGATGACAATCAAATCACCCCGATCGATGTCAATTTTTTGGGCGTGCGAGATACTGCAAACGACGACGTAAATCATCGTCAGAGATACCCCTATAAATACTGTCAATACGCGATTTTTCATAATTAAGAAATATTTGGTTGGTTTTGGTAACAGAATCAATTTTCGCAAAATCAGCCCGAAGGCCGTTGACCGCGCGGAGAATTTGGCGGTTGGTGGTGCAGGCCGTGGCGAGCAAAAGCAGGGCAAAAAATAGGGATTTCATATCGAAATGTAGTCTTGTTTTGGGGTTATTTTCGCTTTGGCCTGCGCAATGCTTAGGCCAAAAGTCTTCTGAAAATGCGGTAAATCGGTTTTGGGCTTGGCCCAATCTCCACCCCATTCCCACCCAAACGATTTAAAGATTTTTACGACTTCAATCCAGTCGGCAACGCCGTCCTTGTCGAAGTCGGCGACGCTGTCGAAGCTCACCATTTTGCCCGAAATATGCACGAGGCAAATATCAACCGCAAGGCCATAATTGTGCCACGAGTCTCCACCCCGCGCCCACGTTACCACGCGCCCTGGGCGGGTACGCCCCTGCGCAAACAGGTCATTTTGTTCCTGGAACGTTCGAAGCGTCCACGTAAGCCGTGGCTTCCATTCCCCTGTAAGCGCCTTCTCTGCTTGTTCGAGGATAGCAGTAAGCTCGGCACGCACTTTGGGATGCGCAAGCTGTATTCGATCTAAACTAATTTTGTCCATCGGTATTTGTGGGGTTAAGGTCCTGTACTCGACCCGAAGCATCGAAACGTTTTAAGTAGGCCAGAATCCAGCTCGGTATTAAGTTGGGCTTAATTGCCCCCACTTTTTCGAGAATCGAAATTGCTTCTCGAACCAGTATGGCCACGTAAAACATATTGTTAACCCACTGGAAGAAAGCCACTTCCCTGCCGTCTATCTTCAAGTGGGTTAGGACGTGACACATTATTAGGAATAGCGCGTAGATGATGTGTTTCTCGAAATACCCCGCAAATCCCTTACTCGAAAGTTGCTGATTTCTGAGGGCTAACCACACGCCTAAAATCGTGTCTATGTGGGTGATGATTAACAGGCTAATCACGAACTGCCAATCCGAAAACAGATATACGTTCACGATGTCCAGCACCGTTTTCAGTAAGCCCGTCAAGGCCATTGCGAAAATCAACGTGGGCTTGTGGCTGTAATAGTCAAAAAAATCGAGCATTTTTTTCATAATTGAAAGTGTTTCTAACGAGGGAAAGTAGGGTAATTAGAGTCATTTCGCTGCCTTCTCCACGTGATTTTGGTCTATTCGATTAAGTTGTTTCGCCACCCACGCCTCGAATTTTGAAAGCGTAAAAAGCTCCTTATTCTTCCCCAAAACTCTCGAAATAGAATCGTTTGGGTCGCCATATTGGTATCCGCGCTTACGTTTTCGGAATACGTCGTTTAGGAAATCCCCCCACGACACATTAATAACTACGTCGTAGATGTAGGCGAGATCAAAAAATAGTTCGCTAAGGCTGTCAATGAATACTCTACGCACGAAGGCGTAGAGTATTCCGACGGGGCACAATAAAAGTGCTACGTTGTAGGCGAGCAAGAACAATACCCACGCGATTGCAAGATTTAGGGCGCGTTTCATCCTAGTTCGACACTTTCTAGTTGCAAGTTAAACCCTTCCATACTCCCATAAAAAAGCGCGTTAAACGCCTCCAGCTGCGGGTTAATCGCCTCGATAATCACGGGGGTTCCGATGGCGCGGAACAAAGCATCCCACAAAACGTAAGGAATATCTTGCTCTTTTTCGTCCACCAAAATAGACGTTGCCATCGGGGCTTGGACTTCCACTTCCTGCTCCACAGGCTCGATTTCGCCCTCGGGCGTTACAAGCTGCGTTTCTTTCTTGCACCAATGGGTTGCTAGAAACTCGACCTTAATCCGCACGGTTTCGGCGGTAAGGTCTTGTATTTTTGTTATTCTCGCTCTCGTTACATTAAGTACGAGGCGAAAATCTTGAGGTTTGAGTGTCGCTAACATTATACGATATAAGGTATTAGTTCTACTGTTAAGATTGTCCCCACAGCTGCATTGTGCAGCAGGGTGTAATTTGTATCGGCAAGGTAAACACCATCACTCGGCGCGGTGGGTAGCGTTGCCGTGCCGTTCACGATTGCGAGCGTGAACGGGTACGGTCGGCGAATTGTGTAGGAAACTTGCGCTCCCGTGCCGAAGAAATTAATTTCCTGCCTAAGCAATTTTCTCCGAAGTTGCTCCATGTTCAAGAAAGCAACTTCGCCAAGGAAGCCATTTGGCTGCAATTGTTCGGACTTGTGCCCTGCTAAGTTCATGTCAATACGATGTTAGAGCTTGAAGTTGTGAGTCGGAAAGGGCATAAGGGTAGTAGTATAGGCGCTTGATATGCCCGTTCCAGTAGTGTTGACCATTTTTCGCGCCTATATACATGGCATTTATAAGCATGGCTGTGCTGTAATTACTCGTTGTTGCAACGTTAGACGCGTTAACGCATAGCCTTCTTCCAACACCAGACTGAAAGGCCATAGCGACCTTTTTCCAGTTTTCGGCAATATCTGTACCAGTAATACTAAAATAACTAGTACCATCGTTTGATTCGATAAGAGTAGGTCCAACGCGCCCAATTATCGCGTTAGACCCTGAGCTAATCACGACGCCAAAACTCTCGCGCCCACCTCGCGCTTCAACATAAAAAGTTCCCTGGTTTGCGTTATAGAAGCGAGAAAACGCACCCCCCACCACACTTGGCACATCTGCCGCGCGCGTTACTGTAGTGCTAGCTGTTGGAATGTAGGAAGTTGGGAAAGCGCCTTTTTCTAATTGTGCCCCCCACAAAAAGAACGTACCTGAATTTATTTCCGCGGCCCCTTCAGCTTCTGTGTCGATGCGACAATCGATCGAATTCTGCGTCGTGTAACCATTTACGGTAAGTGTTACACTGTAACGAGTCGGCACACTTGTCAGCATAAAAGTGGCGATAGATATATTAATTAGGGGGGACTTTATGAAGAGATATATGCTTATTTTAATCTGCGTGGGCGCCCACGCAAAAACGCTAAACGTATATTTATCTCCTTCTGCAAGTGTTAGATTAGTAGGGGGCGAGACGCGAATAAATTTATCTTCGCCCTCTTGAATATCTATCCTAATAGCAGAACTGCTAGCGTCGGGGGAGGTAATATTCTCGGTTATAGTTAATCCAGGCTTAAGACTGCGGGTTCCTAGATTATTGCTGTGCAATAGCAGATTTGTCCTACTCTCTTCACCCAACAAACCAAGGCACTCCCCTGTAAGCGGGTCGAAATCTATTCGAGGCACATTGGGCGCAGCTGTCCGCATTATACCTCTCGCATCGAAGTAGGTTGCGATGCTATTTCTTGCAAAGGTAATTTCTCTCGAAACACTTCGCGAGTTCGCGAAGTCTAGCATTAAGGTAGGGCGAACGCTAGGAAATCCTGTACTATTGCCTAGCGAAATCGCCTGCGCCGCCGCCGCACTTGCAGCAGCTTGTGTTTGCGATGCCGCCGCTTCGCCTGCTTTCGTTGTTGCAGTATTTGCGCTGGCGGCGGCTGCACTTGCCGATGCAGCAGCTTCGCCTGCCTTGTTAAGTGCCTGTTGCGCCGAAAGGGCAGCAGCATCCGCGTAGTCGTTTGCTAGTTCCTCAGAGGCATCTGCTGCACTTGCCGATGCAGCAGCTTCGACTGCTTTTATCGCAGCGATGTTTGCGGCGGTTTCGGCCGCCACCCGAGCCGAGTTAACAGCGCTATTCCACTGTGCTTCCGTTCCTGTATACCCATACTTATATATAGCAATCTCATAGGCACTATAGCCTCTGTATATACTCGCAAGCGTTGTATTCGAGGTAAGACCTGCCTCCGAAATATTTAGGGTAACGTTTAGGTCTATGACATCTTTCGTGCCCGCATCCTGCATCGCAAACGGGGACTCGAAGAAATATAGACCGTACGGTTTTGTGTGTTTTACGCGCAAAATCGTATCCGTAAGCGCGATTGTGAGCGGTATTCCCCCCGTAAAATTTCGGGTAACATTCGAGATAAGCTTAATAAGAAACACGCGCGGGTCGTCGGTAGCAACAACGCTTTCGTCTTCGAGCGAAGCCACCTCGCGGCCTTGCAATGCAGCAGTTATATTAATAATCCGCGCGGGGTCGTAGGTTTCGGGGAAGGTCACGCCGATGGTGACCGTGTCCCCCTTTATAAGGTCTGCCATTGCCCTAAATGTTATTAATTAGTTTCAAGTTAACCACCCCCGTCTCTGTGCCACCAGCTGTACTATTGTAATAGTTCAGCAACAATTCCCCCTGCCCAAAAACCATTGGCGCAAGCTGGAAAGTGTAGTTAGCGGCACTACTTCGATCGAGGCGCGTAACGGTTCCACTTCGCACTTCCTCTAAGAATTCGAGACAGGCTTCAGCTGCGTAGGCGGCTTGTGGTTCTGTCATCGACATCGCAAAGTGTATCCCCCGCCCGCCCTTCTTATACACCGCGCGGCATACGCGTTTGATGGCTTCTTTGTCGGGCATGGCGGTTGTAGAGACCTCACCCCAATGCCCAGGATCCATGCGGAACATATACATGTCCACATAGTCGAGCTCGCAATAGTAGTCTTTGTCTGCACCAAACGTTGGGACAAGACAGTCAAAGGCGCTGTATTTTTTGGAGTAATCACCATCCCATCCCATGTCGCCATCCGAATGGTAAAATCCATCCAACTGCGAGATAATCGGGTAATTGGAAGGCGAATTACCGTACCAGCCATTGGACTGCGCGCGGAAAAAATCCGCCACAAAATGGATAACGCGCACATTGCTATTTGCACTTTTGGCAGCGTTTCGGAAACCAATCACCACCTTTTCCATTTCCAGATTGGTGAATTTCGACCACGCAGTTCCCTTTTGGGTGGCGACCATATAGGCCACGCCCCAAACGCCATCCGCGTCCCAACTCGCAAATGGTATATTGGAACTGGCAGAACTTTCTCCCCACGGTGTTATACTACCATAGGTGTCGCTTAGGTATTTCCGCCAAGCGGCGACTGCCGTAGGCGAGAAATCGCCGTGGCTTTCGTAGTTATTTGGGCGGTCTGGGTCATCCCACAAATAGTTAAAAAACTCCTCTGTTTGCCCACAACTTAGCGACATATAATTTAGGCGACCAGGTGCGTTTTGGTTGAACCAGTTCACAATAGAATAGGCACAACCGTTTACGCGATTTCGGTAGGCTGTACTCGAAAATGAGCCAAGCCCATACACTCGATCCTCGAATTTTCCAGTTGCCCTTTTGCCGCCTTGAAAAACGACTACATCATCAACTGGGATAAATTGTTCTACTTTCCCGTCATGTCGAACCCCCCAAAAATCGATACAATATCGTGGCTTTTGTAAGCCCTTAGACGCATATATTGCGTCAATTTGTGCCATTCTGTTTGCCAATTTGTGGGTAGCATATACCCCTGGGTCTGTCTCGTATTCGTCCCAACGTACACACCAACGAATTTCTGTACAAGCAGCTGACAAGCCTCTAATTTTCCAAAGGAAATCATCCGAGTCGAAGTAGCCTGTCGTGTTCGTAAGGAAAATGAAATCGGCATTTTGAACTGCAGGTGGATTGCAGTTTCCTTCTTCGTTAAGCGTCTCTCGAAATTTCTCACGTAGCTGGTTATTAGCGGTGCGGCTTGTGCCATTGTAAGCTTCAGTAAATACGAACCCAAAAAAGTTCTTTCTTCTTGAGAGCCACATTATACAGCCTGTAGCGCTTGTGTGTGACACTTCATTATTATCTGTGTCAATATCAAGTCCAAAGCCATATCTCGTTTTCATTTCCAAACTCCCTAACATTTCCGTAGCGGCGCCAGTTTGGTCAGCTTCCATTGTTTCTATAGCCGCCTGACTAAGAATTCTAGTGTTATTATACACACCCTTTTTTAGCCACATCCGCATGAATTTCGTCCAGTCGGCAGCAGTAGTGACTAAGCCCGCATGAATCACTGGACTGGTAGGGTCAGGGAATGGAGGCATTGTATAGCCTGTGTTATTCATTCCAAGAGGCTGAAGGATTCGTGTTTGGCATAGAGTAATCCAACTCTGAGAGCTTGCGATTTCCGCCATTCGTGCAGCAACTGCCCAATGTACGCCCCCGTACTCGTACCTTGTCCCTGGCGTATGGAGCAATGGAACGTTTACCGCAATTTGGTTGACGACATCCTCTATTGTACTTCCAGTTTGACTTTCGTAGGCTTGGTCAGAGTTCGCTTTCAATCCTGATGTATGCGACATAAGCTGTGCAAGAGTAATATTGCCTTTTCCGTTTGCTTGCATCGCTGGAATTAGGCTACCTGCTGTTGTATTAAGGGAAAGTGCCCCTTCTTCAACAACCTTCATAATTACACTTGCCGCGAAGAATTTACTTAGCGAGGCTAAAGCAACTCGGGTATCATCTGCGTACGTTATATATCTCGAAAACAATATATTCGTACGAAATACGACAGCAGCAACTTTGTTGTTGTACCCCGAAATATTGCCATCAATTATAGCATTAATTTCGTCCATTTCTGCAGACGACAATACGTCATCACATGCGAGAGCCTTGCCAACCACAACAGAACTCCAAGCGGACGCATAATCACCAATAATAGCCCGAATTCTAAAATAGTAGTCAAAGTTACTCACCCAAGGCCCTGTATCATGAACTCTCTCTCCATTAGTGTATAATCCACCTTCAACAGGCGCAAAATCAACACCATTGACGGAATACTCAAGCTCAAAATTGTCTGGCATATTACCTTCGTAGGCCCATCCAATTCTTATTGTGCTAGAATTTGTCCCTTCTGCAGTTAGGTTCGTGGGAGTACTAGGCTTATTCTCCTGTTTATTGTTATGCACAATGTCGAATTCAAAGGGGTTACAATACCCCTCGCAAGTAGGGCATTGCGCTTTGAAATAGGCTTTCCCATCGTTTGTCACTGCGCCCAAATTAATTTCAAACAAGCTTGACATAGGCACGAGGCTACCGCTCTCGACATCTTTGCAACCTTGCTCCACATCCCACAAAATCTGGGAAACGTTAGCGCCGTGGAAGACCACCGTATAAATACTGCCTTCCTTATGTTTTATGGAGCTAATGCTCCATTGCGGACCGCAGGGGCCGCATAGTGGTAGTGTTGGCATGTTACCCTTCTAGGTCAATAAGGTGTTCGTAGATATTCGCGACTTCGGTAATGTAGTCGCCCTGTAGGCTGGTTTGCTGGCCATTTTCGGGGTTAACAACGTTCTCAAACCAATGTTGCGAAAGAACCGTATTTTGGTCTGGAAATAACGACCAAGGCAGTTTGCCAACGACCTCAATAGTCTTTTCTGCGGCGTTTTTGTACTGCGTCTCAAGGCGGGAGTTGGCATCAGCAATCTCTTGTTTCGTTTTCGCTTCGCCCATGGCTGCCTGTGCTTGTCTGACATCCGTAAGAGCGTCGTAGCGTTTAGCATCTATTTGCTCTTTCATCGCCTTTATTTCGAGTTTGAAATCCAAACTACCGCCTTTCATCGCGTATAGGCGAGTAACGGCGGGGAGAATTGTACTTCCCACAAGTGGTAGTTTAAGCACTGTTTTTACGGGTTCTGTTGTTTCAGTTTTTGTGTTTTTCGTTGCCATTTTGTATAGATATTAAGATTTATGAAGGTCCTGAGAAAGGTATGTTACAGCTGATTGATGTGCCATCCCTTAGAACGATTGTGATACTTAGCGTACCCGAACTATAACTGCCGTAGCAGCTACTTACGCCCTTTGGGTCTGTCTCGGTAATCGTTCTGTCTATATAATATCCATCATCGCGATTGAGGCGAATGAGGTGGTTGCCGTTAAGCAATTGCTGTGTAGCTATGTCGTATTGGTAAGATATAGGTAAGGTTACAGAGGCGTACCCCTGGCCCAAATTTCGTGTTTGAAAGCCTAGTGTAAGGTTTCGGCCAGAGATCGAAAACCAATGTGAGCTATATCCAAACGGGTCGTTTTCGCTTTGCAAGTATCGGCTATCGCTCTGGCTGCGCGTGTATATTGCGTCCCAAGTTGGGCGGTTATCTAAGGCAGGTTGCAAGCCCGTTATGTCGCTAATTGCGTGCGTATGTCCCCAAAGTGTTTTGCCATCCAAAGCACTTTGAAGCCCTGAAACATCGGGAATAGTATGCGTATGTCCAGCGTATGAGAATCCAGGTTTATTCGTGATATTATCCCAATGGACAGTACTTCCCCCTGAGGTAGTAAGCTGTCCTTGAGTGAAGTATCTGTCATCGTGATTGTGTCCCCAGGGAGTTTTTCCGTCTAATGCCGCCTGCAAGCCCGTCACATCACCAATTACGTGGGTATGTCCCCAAGGAGTTTTTCCGTCTAATGCTGTTTGCAAGCCAGAAATATCCCCGATTCCATGCCCGTGGATTCGGTCGGCGTATAGCAATGTGCTTAATGTTAGCACATTACCGCCGTTGTCGGTACCAAGCAGTGCTACAGGACTACCCGTCCAAGCAGTTGCCGAGTAGTAAGAATTAAATCGAAGTTTCCCATTTGAGTTCAACTCCATCAGGTAGCTAGCGCCGCCACCTGATCGAAAAAGTATTGGGGCTGAAGTCCCTGCATCGATATTAAGTGTACCCTGAGCCCGAATTGCGCGGCCACTTGGTACGTACATGGAGACGGCCGATGCGTCTCCATCTGAATAAATAGCACCACCTATAATACGCAACTGATACCCCCCTGAATCGTTACCCCCAACAGCTACCCTTCCAAAGATGTTTGTATCTCCGCCCACATTAAGTAGGCCAGTTGTATTGCTACTTGCAATATTTACAACGGTGCCATTATCTACAATTCGACTATCTCCCAAGGAGCCACTTCCCGTAAATTTCGGGACGTAATTAAGGGTACCACTACCCCCTATCTTTCCGCTCCAGGTACTTATGTCAGCTGTAGAAATAGCCTTCACGTAGCTTGGTACTGTAGGGTCTGTCTCTGTAAGCAGAAAGGCAGGAACACCCGTAACTTTTGCGTAGGGAACGGCCGAAATGCTCACCGTTGTACGGTTATTTGCCGAGCTGTCGGCGATCGCAAATTCTTGCGAAAAATTCAGGTTACTTCGCTGGTTCACAGGCAATGTATCTGCCTGTACAGTGGTGTAAGCTTGTAGCAAGAATGCAGGAACACCGCTTATTTGCGCCCAGGTATGCGTATGCCCTAAGAGTGAATAACGAGCATCGCCGCGCGCTGTAGTCCAATATAGATTTGTCCCTTCAGGAACATCTGTAGTACTCAAGCTCACTGCACCCGTTTTGCCGTTCACCGAAGTTACGGGAAAGGCAATAGAGGCGTTGGTTAATGCCGTAACACGCCCATAAGTGTCCACTGTAGGCACTGCCACTTGCGTGGAAGAACCTGCCGTTAATCCAGCGTGTACCGTAGCCAAGCCAACCGTCCAAGTGCGGTTAGAAATAAGGGATTGGCTACCGCCTGTTATGTCTATTTGTCCTGCCGCACCTAGAAACGAGAGCGTTCTAACGACAGGAACATATAGCCCTGCCAAATCGGGCTTATCAGTAATTTGCGCCCACGTGTGCGTATGTCCTAAGGGGGAATATCTCACATCGCCACGCGCATTTGTCCAATACAAATTCGTACCCTCTGGCACATCGGTGGTGCTTAGAGCTACCGCACCCGTTTTGCCGTTTACGGACGTAACGGGGAAGGCAATAGAGGCGTTAGTTAATGCAGTTACTCGACCATAAACGTCCACGGTCGGTACCGCCACCTGAGTCGTCGAGCCTGCCGTCAGCCCTGCGTGTATAGCTACCAGATCGACCGCCCAACTTCTATCCGCTGCGAGCGATTGCCTACCACCCGAAACAGCAATCCGCCCAGCGGTACCGCCCACGGTGAGATTACGCCCAATCGGTGCATATAAGCCCGCATGGGGGCCATAATTATATGCTGCATCCCACTGCGAAACTTTTGTGGGACTAATCGAAATCTTCCCAGTAATCGGGTCATACAACAGGGGCAAATCCGCCCCGAGTGATTGTGTCGTACCCGTCCAGTTGACGATAAAACCTTCGTCGGTCTGCACAACATTAGTACCAGTACCAGAAAGTACCTTGAATTTCGTATCGACCTGATTAGCAGAATATACTTCCACATCCTGATAACCGTTCCCTACGCCTCTTTTGTAGTAGGTAGGCACACGTACTTTCCCGTTAGAAAGTACATTTCCTGAAGTAGCCGAATACCAGCTACCCCACACTTTTGCCTCGCTTCTTTCGCGAAAAAACAAGGCGTCTGAGTTCACTGGATACCAGTATTGATGTACGACACAGCCCGCAATTTCGTTACGCAAAATACCTTTATTCTCGGTCGTTGGCGGCGATCCGATGCTGCCAGCCAAAAACTCAACGTGCGTATTTCCGTGCGTAAGCGTCGTATTGAAATTCACAACATCGACCCGCTTTCCGCGATTCATATAGGCATATTGGCGCACATGATCAGCCGAAAGAGTACGTAGTTTTGTGTCGTTTGCCTTTCCCTTATCGTAGGATCCTGGCACGGCTATTTCGCCAAATTTATACGTCTCGTTATTGCTAACGTAGTAGTTCCAAGATTCTGCAACACCCTCAATTACAATCAATTCTCCCACGCGCGATTCAACACAGCTTTCATCGCGCGTTTCATCGGCCACAAAGCGAATTTCTTTGGTATTTTCCGCCGTGACCCAAACCAAAAAATGCCCTTTTGATTGGAGATTCGGCGGGTTCTGTACACCGTCCCAACTTTCAGCATCGTAGCGCCAAGATCCTATACCCAATTCGACAACGTCGAAAGGAGCAACTATAACGCCCTGGTTGGCATAGGCAAATTCGCCCACATCGGCACGGAGGTCACGTGTCTCTTTCGAGGTGCCTTCTTGGTTAAGCGATATGTAGGTACGATTAGGCATTTAGCACGATTTCGTCGTCGATGTCCAACAATAATTCTGTTTCCGAAATAGCCACGCCCACAGGCTGCCATACGTGGCCACTCCCCTGCGCGGGACCAAAAAGAGAGATTCCGCCTGGCACGTTCGCGCTAAGAAAATAGCGTTTCCCTGCCTGTAATCCCGTAAAATGGGGGTTAATGCCTTCGTATCGTGGCACGAGTTCGCCACCAGCCGCCGCATTGCCTGTTACGAAAGCGTGTGCCTTCGTGCCTAGCGCCGTCGCGATGGCAGGCCGCATTTTAGGCGTGCCGTTGTCGTCGTAGATGTTAACCAACATGCCCGCCGCAAGCGACGAGCCCGCTTGCACGAAATCGCCCACGGGCGTGATGGTTTCGCCTCGTACTGCAGTAATTTTCAGGGAGGCAATTTGCCCTTGCGCTTTTCCATTGCTCACCCAAAAAACTACATAATGAGCCCCCGTAAAAGTTGGCACCCACGAGATAGCCACCGTGTTGGTATCTATCACCACTTGGCAGCCCGCAGGCGCGGCCACTAAGCTCACCGACGCGTTGCCCATCGAAAGTGAGAAGGTGGCGCGGGGAATGGATTTTGTATAGGTTGCGTAGCGTGTCGCCGTTTCGGCGGGTAGTGTGAGCGGGGCAGTAATGGCTAGGCCCAGAGCGGCGGTGAGCTGGGCTTCGGTGATGTAATCGCTAAGATCAACTGGCGTGCCATCTCCGAGTTCCATCCCCTCCAAAATACCCGAAATTGCTTCGCTTAGGTTGGCTTTTGTGCCATCGCCCAAAATAACTTGGTCGTTGGTCCCACCTCCAGAAATGAAGTTAGCAATTGCTTCCGCGACTGCGCCACCCGACACCGCATTGGTACTGCCTGCTACAACCGCGTTATCTACCACTACTCCCGTACTTTCCGTAGGAGGCTCTAAGCTGATCGTTCCGCTATTTTGGTAGCCAGGCGGAATAGTTTGGCCGTCTAAAAAGTCTGGCATTACAGTTGTCCGTCTTCGGTGAATAAGAATTTGTACTCAAAATCCCCAAAACATAGGGTATCGTCTTCGGCTGGCTCATCCCATTTCTGTGAAAGAATCCCGATTGGATATGCCGCCCCCGCCACAAAACGGTAGCGATAAGCCGAGATAAGAAAGTCGCGAAAAATGTTAAAATGAGACTTGCTATCAAGCTCAAAAAAGCACTTATACGACTGATGGAATTGCGCGTCGTACTGAAATTCTTCCGTGTCGCCTATTGAATAAGGAAACGGCAGGTTTTTGCTCACAGTCGCAAACGACAGGCTCGTTTGGCCGTCTTGTGCGCCCCATACCGTAAGGGTATCAACCGCCCCAAGTGAGTTTACGTAGGTGAAATACTTGCGGTACTGGTAAGTGTTGTCGTTTAAGATGTAGCGATATGTGTCGCTTATCACCGTTGCCCCTTTTTGCAGAAAAAGCTCGTAAGCAATCGGCGTTTTGCCGTTGTTTAGCTCGAAAACTCCGCACTGAACGGGTCCCGCTTCTACCAATAACTTTTCCCAAGCGCCCCACGTCATGATGAAACGGTTGTAGATTTCATTTGTATTGTCGTCGAAATACACCTTCATTTTCAACAACACATCGACCTGTACCGTCGATTGGTTGAGAAACGTTAGCCACTGTGGAGCGTCCTTAATAATAATGCGCGTGAGCTCGCCTAAGCGTAGCGCCTTGTATTTTCCTGAAGCAAAAAAACGACTTGGCACAAGGCTCAAACGCCCGTAACCGCTGCCCCCAAACGCCACGTAGCGCGTTGGCAAGGTGGTCATTTGTCCCAGCTGTACAGGGCTGCCGAAACCATCCGCAACCTGCAGGTAATAACCTCGAATAGAGCGCTTCGATTGTTGGTACACCATTCCAGCCCAGGCGGGCAACTCGGGCGTAAGGCACAAGTAAGGGTGCAAGATTTCGGCCACGTCGATGCTCACCCGACCCGCTTCGTCGGTGGGCAAGTTTTCCGAAAACACCATGTCGTAGGCATTGCCAGTGGTATTTCGCAAGAAAATCCGCACCAAAAGGCAGTGATTGAGCGCCCGCGTGCGGTCGGCAGCTTCTTGTATCCAACCTATCTTGCCCGACGTCCAGTCGAGCTTGCTGAAGTTGTATTTTTTACCCTTTTTCTTAGAAGTAAATACTAGCGAATGCTCTGACCCTACCATGGCGTAGCTCACCACGAAGTCATCCGAAAGAAATACATTCGATTGGAAATAAGGCACTAAGCTTTGTACGTAGCTTGCGCTGCCGTTGCCCGCTGGAAACTGTGCGCCTGACCCCGTTGGGCTAGTTTTCGCCGCAAAAGTCTGAACGCTGCCGTTCCATTTTAGGGGGATTTGCGTCTCTGCCGTCACTGCCGACGTAAACGAAACGTAATTGATAGCCTCCAGCCCCGCACTTTGCAAAAAGTTATCACTTTCCAAGTCGTAAACGATTGGGTCGAGCGATAAGCTAAGTTGCGAAGGCGATGAAATGACGGTTATCATGTCTCGAAATTACCCACATAACCGCCCCCCAAAAAGGAACAATAGCCTGCCTAAAACACAAAACCCCGCCAAAAGCAGGGTTTTGTAGTACGTTCGCGTTCCTATCCATCTCAAAAAAACAAGTGTTCTGGGTATCGCCACTTAAACGTGTACGCCCACCCGCTAAATGTATCTCCTATCACACCCAGACGCATACCATCAGCGTTGTCAATCACTTCGATTTGCTTCTCGCTCAAAACCCCCTCGTTAAGCGCGAAGGTGTCGCGCTTCATCTGCATTAGAATTGTGCGCGCCTTCGCTCGGCAGGAGCTTCGTGCCACACGAATCGACACAGGATTTCGAGTGTCAAACTTCGCGATGATGCTAAATGCTCCTGAAAGCACGCCAGGCATTGCATCATTCATATCAATCTGATCATCGAACGTGTCCAAAATCATCGAAAAGCCTTCAGGACTGAGCTTCGAGCGGATGGCATCATTAATTTCCGATAGCGAATCAATGAAATTATTCACGTAGAAATGTGGCTTGGGGGCATTGATAACGTGCCCGCAGTGTTGCTCTGCCATCCGCTCAAAATAAGCGAGGTAAAATTCGTCGATGCTATCAGCTATTAGCTCCATTGTGCTCTTTCAATTTTTCGATTTGTGCCAACGAATTATCTAGCATCTTTAACACGATGTAGATATTTTCTTTTTTCAGGGCATTGAATTTTAGGGGGTCATCCCCCGCCATGCCGATCGCCACATCCAGCCAATTGCCTTGTTTTTCGCTTTTGCTTTCTCCCGACTTAAAGACGTGAGGAAAACAAGTTGCCAACCACTGCCGACAGCCCTCGTAATTAAAGAAAATAGCGTCTTTTAGCTCGCTAAACTTCTCAAACTGCCGAAAATGCTTGCTATTTTGGTCAATTTTATCGCTATCAAACTCCTTTTTTTTGCCGTAAATCGGCCTTTTGCAGTACAAAACTGCCATCATTTTGGCCAAATTACTTTGCGTGTAGTACAGCTCACTGTACCAAAATTGCTCAAAAGTCAAGTTAGATAGCTTATCGTCAGGCCCTTCAAACCTGATGGGGAGCGAAGACAAATACCTAATAAGCCATTTTGAGGGCGCTTGCCCCTCAAAAACCCAATTGCAGGTTTGTAACAAGGCTACACCTTGCTCAGTTACCTGGTCTTGTTCTTCCTCCTCCAAAATATTCAGATGTCGCATTTTATTTAGGCTAAAAAACGTCTGTGAAATCCGCTCTTTTAGCCCATACACTACCCGAAACAACATGAATATTACGGCAGCGTTAGTCTGCGCTTTTTGCCGTAGCCTCACGAGCTGGACAAACTGCCTGCTGGTGCATTCGTCATACGAAGAAGGCCCTTCGTAGCTATGTTTTTTTTTGCCGATTAAGATTGCAATTGTATTCATTAGAATAGTACCGTGCCTTTTATGGCAATCATTTTACTGGAAACGACGGGTACTTCTACCCCGTTAATTCTGTTAATTAAGCCCGATAGTACACCCCAAAAAAGGCGCTCTTTCTCTTTCAAAACCCCCAACGCTTTGGCCACCTGCTGATCGGTCGGCGGCGTGTAATACTTATAGGTATTACTGAACATTGAACCATAATTCACTCGCAAGCCACCAGCGTTGATTTCAACCGCCAATTGAAGCTGGAAAGCTTCGATGAGCGTGCGATATACCAGCCATTTTTTTGCAGCCCACAATAAATCTTTTTTGTCGGGATCATTACTACTTATAATCTCAGAAAACAACTCGTCACCGACTGTTTTTCTAAGCGTATCCTCCTGAAAATTGGACAAAATAGGCCGCAATGCGTAGTAGGTAAGTTGGCTATTGAAAATCTGGTATATGCTGCTGAATTGTTTTGCATTGGGCACAATCAACCGAGTATTTTCAGTATGCTCAGGACTCTCCGCGTAAGTTGGATAGTCTTCTGAGTTACTTTCCAGAAAATCTATTAGCACTTCCAAGGCATTGAAGCCCATCGTTAATGCCGCCTGTTCGATGTTGGCCACCTGATAGGCATAAGCCGCCGTTCTGTCTGCCGATTTTCCTACCGTGGTAATGCCTACATCACTGATTTGCACCTCGCCAAAAGGCAGGTACTTAACTAGCGCAAGCGGCGCCACCACACGCCGACACAGTGTAAGCAATTCCCCACCTTGCGAAACCGATTCCAGTACTTGGCTGTACAGCTCGCGCGAAATATGCTGCGACAATGTTGTCGTTTCGACTTCGACCAAAAACGGTTCGATATTCTCGATTGAAAACGAAACATTGGCAGGAATACACCCCCGAAAATCGTTATTGTTGCTGAAAATAGACATTAGGTAGTAACGGTTTTTGTCCCTGAACCCGTGTCAAGGGTCGTCAGGATGGTATCACGGAACTTGAATCTTAGCCCTGGATAACGCTCCTTCCAGCCGTTGTATTCGGCCACGAAATCGAGTGGCTCCAGTAGCATGTCGCGGTAAGGACTCATGCGAGCAAGGTGCATCAGCCACGCTTCCCGCTTGTCAGAGCCGCCCGAATGCGCGCCCATGTTTTTTCCACCCGCAAAACCTACGATGGTAGGGTCAAGGCCAAGCGCATAAAAGATGTTGGCCGCCGCCTCTAAGTTGTCATCTATGTACTTCCCATCTTTTTGTGAGTCGGTCATCCGCTCGATCGAGATGTATTCCATGTATTCGCCATTCGTACCTGATTCCTGATTCCAAACTTTCGGGAATATTACTGACGAACCAGCGTTTTCAACGTCAGTAAGCGAGGCATTCATTTGAACGAGCCACTCTTTTTGTTTGGCGATTTGTTCTTCTGGTTTCAATTTTTCCCAAGTTTCTTCGCCAAACAACATTGGCCAATAGCGCGGGTCAACTTTCCACACCCAAATAATATCCATTTGGTTTTTCATCAGAAATTTCTTGAACTGTGGGATTGCTTGCCGCACCTCAAGCCATCCACTTTCACGGATAGAATTATGATGAGCCATTTGGTAGAACATTTTGCCAGGCGTAGGGTAACTCATCGGGTAGATGTAGCTGTACACACTACCATTTTTTACCCAATCAATCACGTCGTACTGATAAGGGTCAATCGCCAATCGTTTCGAGACTAAAGGGTCTTTTTCTGATAGATTTGGCCAGTTGGCAGAAATGTACACATGGTCGCTTTTGCCCGTTTTTTCGTTCTGAATAGACCATCGGCAGTGCGCGGCCTCTTGGTGTACCATGTGCGTAATTATCGAACGGTCACGGCTAAGAACAAACTCAGGAAAGACGTTAAAGAACCAGACCATATCGTTGGCACACTCCAACATAAACCGCCGAAACCCGCGATTTTCCACAAAATTTCTAATGTCTTTGTCCTGTACGTAAGTGTAAATGTCATTCCCTTTGTCATCCACATCAGTTACGTTCACGGCCATAATGCCGTTCCCTACGAGCTTCGATGCCAAAATATCCAAAGACTGCGGAATAATCGGGTCGCGATTGTAGTCCTTAATGACGTTGTTTGGGAAATTGTTATCATCCCCCCACCAAATAATATCCCCAATAAAAATATCAGGCCCCCAGTTTCGCACGATTGGCATTACTGGCGGCTGTGCAGGCATAAGACCACTAGAAGCCTTGCTACTTTTCTCTAGTCGAACCAGAGATTTTGCGCCTGGCAAAACTGCTACGTTCGCAGTTGGCGTATTGAAAAAGTGAACACTCATGCGACTGGCTTATCGTTTACGTATAAGATTAGGTCACTGTGTACATAAATGGGATGCAGTGGGCCTTTGAGTAGTACCATGCGGTTCTCGGCACGGCCTACGCGTTTTTGGCTCGCAAGCTCTGCCGAGTTAAGCGTCACAACTCGCCCCCCTGTTTTGCGCTTGGCATCGTATTCGATGTAAACGATGCTAAAGGGCTTCGACCGCCCCGACGCGTACGTTTGCCGCATTATTTCGATGGCAGCGCCCAGCTTTATGTAATCAGTCTTCATAAAGCTCGAAGTTATTTTACCTATTCCACGCCAAAAAGGAATAGTATATTTATACGTATCAAAAAAACGAAGATGAGTACAGATGACGCCTTTGAAGCGCTTGTAAAAAGCCGATACGCCTGGGGAAAAGCAGGATTTCCAGAGCGTAACCGATATAGATTTTTATTTATGTTTCGACGAAAAAAAAATATACGTCAAGATACTAAAATCAAGTATCTCAAGCGTGCTGGCTTTATCCTTAAAACTGAGCCGACTTGGGAGTCGCCGTTTTAAGTTGTACCTTTGTAGAACATTGTGCCAAACGGCATGATTTAAACAGTAATTGACTCGAAACCCCTTGGTCTTGCCGATGGGTTTTTTATTTTTATTAGTTTTTAAACTCGCCGTGGTACTCGTAACGCATATCGTCGCACCATTGACCTATGGCGTCGCGCATAGTATTTTCCAGAAACTCAATGGTATTGATTTTGCTTTGAATCTCGGCCTTGAGGCGCGCGTTTTCTTGCGTGACCAAGTTACGGTAGTCGTGCATCAAATCGACCACTTTCTTTTTTTCTTCAATTTCGTCCAGAAGGCGATGTACCATTTGTCGCCATTCTTCATTATCTTTGTCTAAGTTCTGCATCACAGTAACTGTTTTAAGTGAATTACTGGCTAGCGTGTTCTCAGCACGCTAGCCTTTTTTGTTAGTTTAGATTTTCTTTCTCAAACATCGTAAGCTGGCTTTGCATATTTTTCTTAATGCGCTTACCCATCTCGCTGGCTTTCGATTGTAACTCTATCATCTCGGCATACTCAGGATTTTCGGCCATGAGCTTATCATGGATTTGCTGACGGCGTAGCTCCGCTTCAGCTTTTTCTTTCAAATCGGTACGAGTAGAACCAAACATAAGTTTGTCGATGGTGATATACACCCACAATTCAAAATCTGAATCTAACCAAGCCGCAAATTTCAAAGCTAATACACGGTGCATCCATGTGCCAGAACGTTGTTTGGAAACGTACAAATCTTCCTCTTTTTGGATGCCTAAAAAGTGAGAATTCTCACTTTTTAGGCACGAAGAAATAAAGCGTTGAGTGTCTTCATTTCTCATAAAAGCAACGACTTGCTTATCATAAATCTTTGCCATTTCAGTGGCATTGACCATGATGTTTGTAGAGCTTAAATCAAACTCTACTTGCTGACCATTGAACTCAAAAACCTGATGTGCTTGCATATTAATTGATATGTTTATATTTGACGATACAAATATATCAAAATAAAAAAATAGCATCCAAATATTAGCTGATATATTTATATCAACTATATTTGAGCAATTAATCACTTTAATACCATGGGCATCAAAATACAATTAGATACGCCAACCGAAATCCATTCTAAGATTAAAAGGATTCAACTTGAACGAGAGGAGAAAGGAGAAAAGGTAAGTTTAAGAGATCTCTATTATGAACTACTTCGAAAAGGATTGGAAGAACTTGAAAAGAAAAACCCCGCTGAGTAAGCGGGGTTTTTCTTTTAGTACCTGTAATTAAGACTAAACAGCCTCAATTACAGGTACTTGCATTATCAAAAAGCTAAAAAAAGGGAGATATAAAGCAAAAAAAACCACAAACGTCTATTATTCAAGTCGTTATGATGGCTTTTTTTTTGCAAAGTATCTATGTTACACAAACGAGCCAGCAACTCACTGACAAAAGTCGCAATTGCAGGGGGGTACATCGTCACGATATATGATAGACTACAAACAAAGTAGTCTAGTTCATAAACACAACGTTAAACTTGAGTCCGTGCTTGTTGAGATTGTGTTTGGTTTCACCTACTAGGAGGGTGTCCACAGCGTCGGTAAAGTGGGTGGTTTCGCGCTGGTCGATGGTAGAGAGCTTGCGTTCGTCGGTCTTATCTTTCTCATAGCGTTGTGTACCTTGTTTCAATCGGGCTAACCTCATAGCTGTTAGTAGATAAACACAGTTCAACCGATTGAATATAGTTTCAGGGGTATGCTCATCACCACCACGCAACGACCGACCCCACATTTCGTATCGTCTCATTGGGCTGGTGGTCTTCCCTATGTACACACGTTCCACTTTCCAACCTTCCTTGGTTAGTGCGCTCTCGACATCATCGGCGTAGGTTACTTTCGTTTGGGCATTTGTCCCTATCGCTGTGTGGTCGTAATAGAACTTCACCCTTTTCGTTTTGAACGTTCGGTAGTAGTGACAGAACTGTTCTAACAAGTCCCCTAGACGTTGTGGGTGCTTAACGTACAGGGCATTTTGTACCCTTAGTTTCTTTCCGAATTTCTGCCCTACTACTAAACAGCTGATACTTGCGCCAAAATCCATCCCTATACTAAGTGGGCGTGAATGGTCTAAGTCCGCATCTTTTCGACAATCATCCAGCTCCTTCAGTTGCTCGAATGGTACGCTGTCGATAAGGCTGTAATTGGTAGCCCCTAGTATGTAAGAATGTGACTTTTTCAGGTCAGGATAAAAAGCATCCGCTGTAAGAAAAGGGCGGATGTTCAGAATTGAGGTCTTGAATACGAAATCGGGTAGCGTTCGGTAGAGCCTTACAATATTGGCTTTTCCGAAACCATCCACGTTGTCGTGTCCTTTCGGCTCATAGTACCAGAATGTAACGGCTCTAAGTTGGTCCCAAAGCGCTTGCAGGTTGGCAATTTCTTTCAAAATTCCCTTACGACGGACGGGCGCAACCGTTAGCAGCTCTTCCGATTTCTCCCATATTTCCAACTGAATATCTAGCAACAATTGCACGTTTTCCGTGTCGCTTAACGCGTCTTGCTCTAATATCCACATCGACTCCTTTTCGGTGGGCATATCGGTTGTGTACGCCTCGGAGTGGAACAATGGGCAATCGGGGAATAGGTATTCATCCCCACGGTTTGCGGCTGCAATTTCACTGTCCAAGCTCGCTTTGTCGAGTAGTTTTAACTCATCACCGATTACCCCGTGCAGGGTCATGGAGTTGGCAGAGCCTTCGCGGTCTTGGGAGATAAGGCTAAGTACAGACCCGTTTTTGAAGTATAGGGTATGCTCAGATTTGAGCGAACCCACGTAAGGGGCTGGAATGCCAAGTCGCTTGGGTGGGCGCTCTCGAATCCAAAAGTCTTCGTTGCGCTTCCATCCGTAACTCTCGAAGCCCTTAACAATAGCGGGAAGGACGTTTTCGAGCAATTTGGCATACGACACCCCTACCAACGCAATACGGCAACGTGGCATTTTGGTAATGCAATCAATCGCCCGTTTGGCTAGTATCTTTTCTGACTTCCCTGTACCACGTGGCATCACCATCATCGAGCGTTTCGCGTCGATGGAATAGAATTTATGCTGGCTCTCGGTTGCGTGGGTTTGGTTGACTTCGATATTACCAGGAATCGTAACATCTCCACCATGCCCGCCGAGCATGAGCGCCACGCTAGGGTTATCCGTGAGGAATTTCTCCCAGTCCAAGCTCTTCACTATCGTCGTCATCTTGTTGTAAGGCGGTTATGTCTAGGATTTCTTCATACTGATTTTCTTGTTTTTTCTTCGCAGCTTCTAACGCAGCCATCACATCACCCGTCAGATTTGCCCGTTTTTGGGCACCAATCAATGCAGGATTATGATTAATCACGTTGATGATAAGCACGTTACGCGGTGGTTCCGATTGCTCCTTATCAAATCCGTTCAGCTTGATTAAATTCTTATGCTCCTTCGATGCCGCGTCTCGGTCTTTCGGCGTCCCTGAAAGCTCACATTTCTCAATGTTACGCTTAATAGATTGCTCTAGCCAGCGTCGTTCGTATTCCATATCGAATACGCTTGTTCTCACAGTCAACGCCTTGGCGAGCTGTAGCGCCTTGATGGCCGTTGGGCGGCTGCATTCCTTCTCCTTCATAATCCGATTCACAATCACGTAATCGGGCTTAGTACGGAGCGTGCGTTTTTGCAACAGCATTACCGCGCAACTAACCCTTTCGGCTAGGTCGATAATTGCAGGCGGTAATTCGTAATTCTCGACCGTTTCAGCCCGCACGAGCTGTTCAAGTTCGTCGTTAAGTCCTTGCTCTATTAAGTTCATATCTCAGAATCTCGCTGTTTTTCTACGTACTTCCTTGCCATTTCTTGGGCGGGGCTGCTACCCTGATTCGCCAGCTTAATCACGCTTTTTCTAAGCGTTGCTTCAGCTACGTAAGCCCCTTTGTAGTATCGTTTGTGGATGTCGCTAGACTCGTCTTCTAACGCATCCATAAAGTCGTCATAATCCATTTCTATGATGATAGCGATGGCTTTGGGCGTCATAAATAGCCCTGCCAACACTTCAATTTCTTCAAGTACGTTTTGCGTAATCTCCATGGCCTTCGATGGTGGGAATAATCCAGTTTTTATGAAAATTGGCGGTTTGATGGCTTACTTTTATGCTGCCCGATTCGATGCGTACGTTGTTGGTGTAGTTGCTGCTGGCGTTAATTACGACCGCCCATTGGTCGTTCTCCAGAACCGTCACTTTGGCATGGCAATGCGCTACCGTCACCGCCTCGAAATGCTCCTTCACGTAGGCGCATACCTCTGGGTATCGAACCTTAATTCGGTAATCAAACAGGCAATGCACCGACGTAAGTACCCCTGCCAAACGAGCTTCTACCAATTGCCTAGCGGCTGTCTCGGTCATGCTCCACGTCGCCATTGTCATTTCTGCGGGGCCAATTTGTGCCAAAACCCAAAATACGAGCTCGTGCGTACTCCAATCCGCCATGCTTACGTACTCTATATTTTGGCCTGTTTCGAGGGTTGGAAAAATATCTTCTATCTTATCCCTTACCGTCGATTTGACGTAGAAGTCATAGAATTTTTCAACGATCGCCGACGATTTGGCGACGATGGGCGTGGGGGTTTCGTCTTCAGGAATTGTTCTGAATAGCATTTATCTTCTTTTCGAGGTCAAAAAGTTCACTTTTCCAGGCTTCGAGTTTGGCGGGGTCGGTAGTGCCACGACTTACGTAACTACGAAGGTTATTTCGTCGCTTGACCAAATCCGCGATGTTGGAAATGGCCACTTCCTGGCTTTCGGGCAAGAACTTATTCGCCCCCCAAAAGGACTCTATTCCCTCTATTTCGTCGAGTCGCGGGTTAATTCCCTGCATGATGGTTTTGGCAATGTTGTGCAGTTCGTCACCTTCAGTAACCCCACTTTCGTAGAGAACGCGGGCACGCTCTTTGAGCGCAAACCGACGATCCATCAAGGCCCTGGCTTCTTGCTTTCCAGTCTTAATTTCATCGGGGGTTTCTGTTTCTTCCTGTTCAACCTCTAACGATAGCGCGTCTTTGATTTTCATCAGCTCCTTATGTAGCATCGTTTTTCGATAGGCTTCCCCGCCCGCTTTCAGGTAGTCGATGAGAAATTTTGAGGTGGAAAAACGCTCAAAAAGCTGAACCCCATCCCAGTATATCGGCTGTTTTAACCAGGCGTCGATAGCTTCAACTATTTCTTTTTTTTTCATGTTTTTGGTAAAAAAAAAGCCCTGATATTACACAGAGCTTTTTCATTTTTAGGGGGTAATTACTTGTTCGACAAGATATATGGAAACGCGGGGCCTTGTTTAAGTAAAAACTCTAGATCCGCATCACTGAGGTCGGAAAGGTTGTAGTCACGCCCTTGGTAGTGAACTACGGTTGGCTCTCCTGGCTTCTCTTTTACGCCCACAATTTTGTAGGGGCGCTTCGTCGTCTTAGGCTCTTGAGGTACGTCTGCCATTAGGTCGCTGGGGTTAAAGGTACAGCCGCATCATAGATATATTTCCAAGGCTGGTAAGATACTATTTTCCCCATGTACCCTTTCCCGTCACCTGTAACAACCTGGGTAGAGTAATCTACCTGAAGCACGGCTGGGTTTGTTTCGGTACCAACCTGATTAATAATACCTTCCTTGTCTGGAAGTAGAGCGATGAAACGATCAAACTGCGTTTCATTCGCCATATAGGTTTGCTTTTTGCTATCACCTGGAATGAATACTTGTGCGGTTATCTCCCAGCCGCCACCGTCCAAATTCCCTAAGTGTTTGTATTCAAGAGACCCCTTCTCTTTCGAGACGTATATTTTTGAAAATTTTTTGCCTGTTTTGCACACATGAGGCTCAACAATGGCATACTTATCTTCTGGGTTGGTGGGGTTAGTAGCAGGAACTTTGAATGTTGCTATGTCTGCAACTGAGCAGATATAGGCAATTTCCTGCAAACCGCCCATCATGCTTTTACCCGTGCCCCAATCTGGGACAAAATCGCCATATGTAGCCATTATTCTTCGGTTTGAATTTCCTCAATCGCGCCTGACTTCATTTCTACTAGCTGGGCTAGTAAGGTTTCGTTCTCCAACACATCTTTCGATGTATAGATCGTCCCTTTCCAGTTAAATGCTGGCATCGTTGGGCGGTATTTCTTGCCGCCTAATGTTGCAATTTGCGGTTTAGGGAGCGATTCGGCTTGCTTCGCCAATTCTGCTTCGAGGGTTGCAATTACAATCGTTTTCGCATCACTTTCGACCTGTAAATTCGTCAGCTCTGTGTCTAATGTGGTATTTGCCAACTGTAACTCTTTTAGTCTTTCGAGCATAGAAGAATTTTTCGACAAAAGCCCTTGCAAATCACTGTTCAGAGAAAGATTTTCGGCCTTTAGTGCCTCTAACTCTTTTTTAAGAGCGAGGTTTTCGGTCTTTACGGATACCAATTCTCCTGAGTTTGTATCGGTAGTATCTTGCTGTTTTCCTGCCATGTTGTTAAAATTTTGGGACGGAACGGGTACCCATCACCGCCCCTTTTCGCCTTTAGTATTTGTATCGGAAGCGGGGCCTACGTTGTTGCCAATTTCAGCCCCTTACAAGTGTTATCAGATTAAGCACGTTCGTTACAGAACATGTACTGAGGGTCGGCAATCTGGAAAGCTAAGATGGATTTCATCGAAGCCTCGTAGCCGTGGTGACCTTCGATAATCGTACCAATGGAATTGAAATTACTCAACACATTTGTACCCATCACCAAGTTTTTGCGTCCGTTTTGGGAAATGTTAACGATAATACGCTCACTGCCCGATAACCACGTCACGGCCTTAATGCGCGCCTTCCCGTTCGATTTCCAGATGTAACCTGAGGTATTACCCTCGTTTTGGGTCACGTCTTTTGCGTAGGGATACTTCGCCAAAAGCGCCGTGTTGCGTTTCTGCAAGGTATTGTCCGAACACAAAATCTCGATGCTTATACCCTTCGCCATACGTACTTTTTCGGGAATGCTGAAATACAACTGTTCGTCGATTTGGTCGAAACCATCCGTGTCCGTAATCGCGCCCAAATTGACGGGGACTACTCGCCCAGCCGTGATTTCTTCGGCTAAGATGGTACCCCAACCTTTCACCACACATCGTGCGTTAACATCTTCCCATTTCGCAGGATGCGAATCAGGCGTTTGCCCTGCCGTGGTGGCTCCGATACACTTATAGAAGTTCTTATTGTACTTCATCAGCGTGCCTACCGTGTAGGCCGTACCGCCAGCGTAATCCGACACGTCTTCAGGGTTGACCCCCATGTACGAATACGTGTCAATTTCGTCAGCGGTTTTCATCGACTGTTCTTCCCAGAAGTATTGAGCGAATCCGCCAGGGTATTCCTTCGCATTTTCAGAAAGTTGCTCAGAGAAAAACGTATCGCGTAATTCCTCGGGAATGATGTTTAGCATCTTCATACCGATTTTTGGCTCAATCGTGCGAGCTTTGAATCTCCCCTGAAGACGCTCTGGCGCATTCTTGATAGAAATATCCAGAGGTCGCCACCCTTTTTCGGCTTCGTAGTTCCACATATTGCGTGGAGCGGTAAGGTTTCGGATGACGGTGGCGTCATTTTGCATCGAAACCTCGTTGTAAATCTTGCGAATAATGCCTTGCTGGTATTGCCCAGCGTAATTGGCTATCGCGGTAATTTCTGCACTTGCTGGCATTGTTTTGCGCTGTTAATAGGTGACAAATTAGAGTTTAGAAGCGGCCATCTGGGCTTTCGCCTGCTTGATGTCTTCATCGACTTGCGACCAGAACGGATTCTCAGCGCCACCCCCACCGCCTTCTGACGTAATCGTCGTGATGGGTGTTGTAGGCTCCGCCCCTGGTAGTTTCGACAAGCGAGCTACTTCCGCTTGCGAAGCTGTAAGTTGCGTTTGGAGAGTTGCGATTTTGGCCTTTTCGGCGTTAAGTTCCGTCGTTAAGGTGGTTACCTTCCCCGTTTCAGCGGCAAGCTGAGTACGCAAGGTTTCAGCCTCGGTATTCACAGCACTCGCTTGGCCGACATCTTGTAACGCTTGCGCGATACCGCCCAAGCCATTGGCGCTCAATTCTGCAACTACTTGACTAAGCTCTTCAGCTGTCAGGTTGGTCGCTTCTTTTCCCTTCAAATTGCACAGATTAGGCAACTTGATAAATCCGAGTAAACTCATATAGCAATTTGGTTTTGATTAGCCCAATTAATAAAATTCAAGGTATCTTGGATGGTACCAATCCCATCAATCAGCCCTATTTCGAGGGCTTCAAGCCCCGTCAGGGTTGCCCCCTCAAAGGCGTCTTTGAGCTTCGGAGTCTCGACCCAGCGCCCCAAACGATTGATATAGACGCGCGTCATGAAATCAGCCGCACGCTTGGTGACGTACTGCGTCAAGGGTTTGTAATTGCCCTTCTCAGCTTCGCGTATGTCGTAGTTTTTTTGGCGAGACTGAGGCGCGTAAATGTCCACTTGCTCAATCCCGTTGGCCTCCATCATTTTGCGGAAGTTGCTGTACGTCACGTACGCCCCTATACTGCCGATTCGGCTATAATCGCCACTCGCAACGATGTAATCGCACTGCGACGCAATTAGCATACCACCGCTTTGGCAGTCGCCAAACTCCACAAATGCCGCGACGGGCTTGTTTCGACGATACACGGCATCGTGTATCATGTAGGCCGCATCTTCCATCCCACCAGGGCAGTCCATTTTGATGGCAACGCCCTTGCATTTCGGGTCGTTGTAGGCACATTCTAACTGCATAACCGTCTTATCCGCGCCGCATGGATGCCCCTTTTCGTCGGTCATAGACGTTTTGAAAAGCACTCCTTTCAGTGGCACGATGGCGATGTACTCCCCCGTCGCACGCTCGGCACCTTTTTGGGTGTATTGCTCAGATTCGCCCGCGTCATCTAACTGTATTTCGGCATTAGCTAACACTTGCGCAACGAGTGCGTCCATGTTAGACCTAGCCAAAAACCAGTTGCTACCGATAATATTATGTGCCTGAATACTTACCTTCATGTCCCAAATTTTTCACTTTAACGCCACCCCTAAAAGGAATTTTAACTACGCAAACGGGTAAAAACCCGCTGGAAAACTAACCTTGCCTGTGAATTCTATCATGTACCCGCGTTTGCCGCCCATCTCCACCTCGTTGTTGAAATCGGCGAGCATTTCCAGCCCCTGTTCGGGACGTCCCACCACAATCTTTTTGCCCAACTGGTCGGTAATGCGCAAATAGAAACGCGGGTAGGCCATCCACTGAAGTTGACTCCGAAACGTGTCTGAATCGTTGGGCAAAAAGGCGATTGCCCTCACATCGTAATACACCCGCCCACGGCTGCGTTGTTGTTTCTCCGAAAACCCAATCGTGCCAGGCGTACCATACACCCCGTACCAGCGCCACCCTGGGCGAAAAAACAGGGCTTGCGAAAAACGCCCGCCAATCGGCTCGTTCCATCCCAAAACAGCCCCAACGGGCGTCCATTCTATTTTCTGGACACTGGCGGGATTTAGTTCGTTGATTCGGAGTAGGTCGTTAATCATGTCTCAAATTTTCTCCGATTCATTCACCCCAAAAAGGAACAGTAGGCCCGTAAACGAGAAAAGCCCCGCAATTGCAGGGCTTTTCTTTATTGGTAGTTTAAAGCAATTAAGGCTTTAATGCTTTTATTTGGTCTATTAACTCTAATGGAATATGCACCAAATCTTCACGTGTATATTCACCATTAACGTACATTGTTTTGCATATTGAAATATGATCAACGTGTCGAAAAACTTGATTTTTATACAAGATTTCACTTCCAAATTTTGTCTTGGTTTTCTCCCACGTAATCTCAGATTGACTTATCTCTAAGTTTCTCATTTGAACGATGCTAATAATTCAAACAATTCTTCTTTGTGACCTTGTGGATGAGACAAATACAGTTCTGCAATCGTATGCGGGTATGTCCTTTCCTCAAAATGAAGCTTATTGTATGGATAGAATATAAGGCTATTGAGCAAAAAATCAGTGCTTTGCACCCTTACTACGTCGCCAATCAGTTCATTTATTTTTGAATACAAATCGCTAGGGCATACACATACCAAGTTATTTGATTCAAACGTAATGCCCAGAACTTCCTTTATGAACGCGATTTTTTCTTCGTTGAAGGCCCGCATTGGTGATTGACCAAGTGTGTGGGCGATTGAATCTAATAGTTCTTTCATCTTAAAGCCGTTTATCTCATTTTCCATTTTGCTAGTATTTTACGACGGTATTGCTGAGTATGATTATATCACCCAACTATAACCCCTTCAACCGTTTATAATTCTCCAATCCACCTGCAACGCTTATTTGCGACATTAATGAGGAGCATTCTATTTTAATGACCTCTATAATTTCGCCTTGATTGGCTAGTTCCATGATTTTAGGAGCAAAAAAATCAAGCCATTCGGGGGGAATCATAGCTGACCTTATTATCTCTAACGCTTCCATTTCGGTTAATACTGATTCAATCGAAAATTTACGGATGGCGATTGAATCTAATAGTTCTTTCATGTTAAAGACGTTTATCTCATTTTCCATTTTGCTAGTATTTTACGACGGTATTGCTGAGTATGATTATACCACCCAATTTTTTTTGCTCTGCTGCGTACATGACTCAAAGATAGGTGGAATTTGAAGGCAAAATACTCAATCATTGCCTTTCGACTGTATTTCTGCTTTTTCATACATTAGTAGAACACCAACCTTTTGCTATTGCATACTCTTTTATGCTTTCAGGAGTTGCCGAAATCCCTAATTTTTTACTGATAGCAGCCATACCCTGACCAAACCTTCTAGGGAGTTCGGCGCCAGCCATACAGCATCCCCAAGCAGATAGAGCATCCGCACACAATTCTCTTTCATCAACTGATTCATCTAATAAACCAGTATGAAACACATCAGCAAATATGTAATTCATCATTTCTAAAGTTTAGTGTCAAAAATCCGTTTCAAAGCTACTTGGGCGGTACCGATGGTTTTTTTCAATTCTTCGATTTGTTCCTCGGTTTCTTGTCTCCATTTGTAGTATCGATTCATCTCTTTTTCGCGGTTCGCATTTACATCCGCAAGCTCTTTTTGCAATTTCGCAAAGCTTACGATAATGTGTTCAATCGTCGATTGTCCTGTTTTCAGACCGTGGGTTTTCATTACATCGTTCATAATACCCACTATTTCGGGTTTATCATCTAACCCTCTTAGGGTGATGGTTCTAAATTCTTTTTCTGCTATCATTTTTTTGAGTGGTTGAGATGGGCCCAGCTGGGAGCGGGCGTTGATGGGAGCTGTGTTCTGTTTTTTTGATAGCAAATGTTTCGCATCGATTTCCCTGAAGCTGCTCGCTGCGGGCAACATTTGCTATCAAAAAGTTTTACCACCAGCATTCGTCTTGTTCTTCGTTATTGTCTTTGTGGTGTTCTTTATTGCCTTCGGGCAATGCCTTCCCACTTTCCGCAATCGCTTTGTCTATTTCTTCTCTCAGCCCATATATTTTCAATGGGCGCCCCTCAAGCTGATCCATCACGATTTTGCAGGTTTGTTCATCCGTGGGCGTAATATCGTAGATAGCACTTGGGTTGTACATCTTGGTATATGCCTGTCTGACCTCCGTTTCTGGTACCGATACCAGGACAAACGATGCGCCGCCAAGGCTGTAACTAGATACGCGGCCTGCAATCTTGGAATGGCCAAAAAGGCTGATAACTGCCCAAAAGTCTTGAATTTCTTCTTTCTGTGTGTTCATTTTTTAGTGTGTTTGAAGTTTTCAAATGATTTTTTAAGACCGTGAATTACGACAAAAGATTCGTAGGCTTGTTTCTCTTTCTCGGCTCGTTCGAGCTTGGCTTCGAGCTGAGTTACTTCTTTGCTTTTGCCGACGTATTTTCGATAGAGCGCCTGTAAGTCGGCGCTCATGTCTTCGACCATTTGCATGTGGGTTTTGAGGTGTGCCGCCAAAAGCCTGGCTTTTACTGCGAGCGGCAAAAGATTGAAGTCCATATCAATCAGCATTATCGTTATCTTTTTTGGCTTTAACCAGATCGATCACCATTTGCCCTTGCTTCACCTGTGCTACGGCAATATCTACCAGTCTATCCGCTATCTCCGACATCGACTGAGCCTGTGGAATGGCGGCGGGGTTACGCTTCACTTCCTGCATTTGCTCTATTAGGAGCGCCCCTACAGGTGTAAGGTCTATAATACCCTTCGGGATTTTGTATTCGGCTACTTCGGTTGACATAGTCTTTTTAGGTTAATAATGGAACGTTTTGTTTCGATTAATTCGGGGGTTTCTAACAACACCTTTTTGACTTCTTCTCGGTTAGGCATTTTGCCTTTCCCAAGCATCGTGGACGCCACAAATCCATCTGATAGGTTAAGTGACGGCGAATTTTTCAGGTAGTTTTGGCGCTTAGTTACCAGTTCTAGGTTTTCGAGTCGAAAATCTAACCGATTTCCGTTTCGGTGCCTGATAATCATCCCCTTGGGGATTTCTCCGTAATACGAGGCAAACACGTGGTGGGAATATGGTATCCATTTTTTTCGCGCCAAACGGTACATAACAATTGGTCGGCCTGTTACCTGTTCCCATCTAATAGTTATCGCTCCGTCGTACTTTTCATTGTGTGGGATATTACTTGGCTTAAAACGGCTTGTTCCTGACCCAAGTAGTAATCCCTTCATCCCTTTGTTCCAGGCTGGGCGATGCCCAAATTTTCCCGCGTTTGGAAGGCTGTTAATGTGCTTCCAAAACTCCTTAGATTTTTTGAGCCTCATTCGCTGTGCCATGCCTATCACCTGACTTTCTTGCCTACCGAGCATTTCGGCCAGCTCATCATTTTTGGTGTTTGGGTAATGTTCTCGAAAAAACTCTATTTCTTCTGGACTCCAAAACCCTCTAAAATCGCGGTCTTTTTGAAGTCCTAAGCGCTTCGCTCTCGATTGAATCGCGACTTGGGTCATACCCATCATTTCCGCGATTTCTGCCGATTTGTGCCGTGGCCACAACTCCCGTAGCCTGGCATCTAGTTCGTCATTCCAAACTTTGTTCATTTTACTGGTATTTTGGCTAACCACATACCTTTTTTCTTATCTGCGAATCCTTTGTAAGTTGCTCCAGTAAGGGGGCTTCTCCCAACGTCAATCATGGGAAGCAATTGAGCTATAATTTGAGCGAATTGATATAAATCACATCCAAATTTTTCTTTCAATGACTCATCTATTTTTTTCGTATCTGCGTCGATTTTTTCGTAGTTTAAACCAGTTAGATAACAAGCCAGTTCTTCTACATCCATCACAGTAACTTTTGCCTTTTTTTTGCTTGACTTAGCCATTTTGCCCTCCTTTCTCCACACAAGTAAGCTGGGCTACCAAATAGATTTTCTTCGTGTCATCATCGTCATTATAGACGAGATTGACAAACTTGCGAACGGGGTCAGAGGCTCCCATGCTCGTAACTGTTACAGATATACGTTTCCTTTCTGCCTTATTGTTTCCTGTAACTTCAGAGGCATAAGAATCTACCAAGACTCTTAATTCATCGGCACTTAATCGGCAGTCATAGGCAAGGCTTCGCATTTTCTTAATGAGTAGCGAAACACTCAGATTTGGGATGCCATGCTCAGCAATGAGCTGAAACGAGCATTGTGTTAGTTGTGACATAATTTGATGGTTAATTGGTTTCACGTTCTTTTTTTGTCAACACTCTACCTGTTCTAATCGTAGGGCGATAGATGTACCCCTTTGCAAGCCAATCTTTTAGCTCCTTCGCAGTGGCTTGCTCGGTCGATAGCTGCGGTCCTGGCTTAATTACCAGTAGGTCTATCTGCGTCAGCGCCCGATTAAGGCCGAACCAAAGCATCGTTACGACCCATATTTCTTCACTTTCAGCCCGCCGATACACGTCACTAATTTTAGGCTCAAGCATTGTATTTTTTTGAGGTGATTCGGTCTCATTCATTAGCTACTTTTTTTGATTGAATTTCGTAAACACACAAAACGCCTTCCTACGCTTCCTACGCTTCCTACGTTCCTACGTTCTCCTACGTGTTCCTACGTTGTCCTACGTTCTTCCTACGTTATTTCTTTTTTTTATTATTATTAACTTTCTTATTATCAATACAATAGAAAGGAATAGTAGCAAAGAAAAGAACGTAGGAACACGTAGGAAGCAAAAACACGATTTTGAAACTAAAAAAAATGCGTTTTTTGCTAATATCTGATTGTCAGCACATTACATTTTTCCCTAAAAAGGAATATGTCCAGCTGGTTGCGAAGGCGTTTGGCCTTCACCGTAGGGTAACGTAGGAACACTACCCTCATTTTCGCCTTTGTATTTCATCGACGATACTATTTCCTCGATTTTTACCCCGATTTTGTCCAGGCTAAACACCATACAGGAAGTTACACTTTTCCAATTTCCTGCAAAACGGTGGTTCGCCTTCGACTCCACAAACGCATCGCTATCTTTCAACTTGTCTTGCAAGGTGGTTCGGTTCAACCCAGCCTTGCGATAAATCCGAAAGTGATGCTCTAAGTACAGCGGATGAATGAGCGAAAAACGCAGGTAAAACAGGTTATCTCTAATCTCAAACTGATTACCATCGGCTATCACCTTCGTACTGATTAGATGCTCCAGCACTCCCCAGAAGTTCGAGACCGCACCGCCCACGGCACGTTTCGAGCTTTGCTGGCGCAAAGTCTCACGTAGAAACTTCGCCATTTCAAAATAATTAAACGGCCACGGTACCACGGGAGCAAGGGCCTTGTAGCAGGTCAAAAGCACCGCGTAGTTAGAAAACATACGGTCGGGGGCCTTCACATCCTTGCAAAACACCCGAAACGAATCGAAGGTATTTCGGAACATCGCCCTGAACTGCTTGTCCAACATTTCGCGGTGTCGTAGCAGCTCCCCCGTCACAGTCGTGATGCCCTTTTCGTTCATTCGCATCAGGCGGTCGTAGTTGTCGCGTTGCTCTTTCGAGCGCTCATTCGAGTTCATTTCCAGCACGATAAGCCGTTGCAACAATGGATCATCATCGGCAGGGTAAAAGTTGCCGTCTATCACCACGCCGCTATTAATCGGCACCGTTTCCGTACCAAATTTAGTATCCATCGACGCCCTTTCGTACCCAAAGCGGTCGTAAAAACCCGATAGGGTCTTAATCACCGAGATGTCCACGTCGCTCGTAAACTCGTTGAAATACACCATTGCATCCACGTACTGCGCCAACTTTCTGATTTTTGCCTTATCCGTGTTCGCCTTTTCCGAAATCTTGATGGGCGGTTGGGGTTTGCCCCACCAGGCTTGCAACGATTCGACCAACGTACCCTTTCCAGACCCCCCTTCGCCGTACAGAAACATCAGTGGAAAACGATTCATGTACGCAAAGATGTCCGAGCTGAACAAACAGGCCGTGGCGTAGAGCATCATAGCCGCGCCGTTCATGCCAAAAGTTTGGTAGAAAAGCGGTGCCCATTTCTGGAAACTCACCTTTGATTTGCCATCGTACCAGAATTTGCGCTCGTTTTGGTACTGATATTCGTCGGGCGGATTGGCATAAGGAATGTAGAAGCTCTCCTTCGAGTCTTCCACAATTCCGTACTTATCCACAGGCCGAAACGTCCCGTCAAAAATCCCATTGGCAAACACAAAAAATTTGGAGCGTCGGTACCAGCCCAAAGTCTCGATTTGGAAACCTGGCTTTTCTTCATCGTAGAGCTTCCTAAGTACCTTTTGCAGGTCGGGAGACTTCCCCCAAAACGAGAAATTTCCCTGCATCGCCGCAAAATCCACAAACTTTTGCAAGCTCGTAAGCTGGTTAGTTTCACTGTCGGCAATCGCCTCACGGTTACGATCATTTACGAGCAAAACCACGCGTTTGGCGGTTCGCCCACGGTGAATGTGGTACAGGATTCTGATGGTGAAATTGCTGATTTGGGTGTATTTAACCTCCTTGCCTATATACTCAATATTGGCTCGGTAGATACCCGTAGCCTTGCCTTCTCGCTCCACCATAATAATCCCATACTCGTGCGTATCATCTACCAGTTTTTTGGTTTGCTCCACCCCGTCGGGCATCGCATAATACCACGACCAATCCCTGTCAGACTCATCAGCTCCCTCGGCTACAGCAGTCGGAAGAACTTTTACTTTTTTCTCCTTTTTAGGCTTAGGTGCATGGTTTAGCGCTGTAGTTTTGGCTTGCTCCTTGACTTGTATTTTGTTTTTGATACTGGCTAAAAGATCCATCACCTATTGTTTTTTTACGTTCTTCCAAAATGGAATAGAGTTGATTTAGTCCGTTTTCCCAGTCTTGTTTATAGACGCGACTGGTTAATTCTTCCATGGACTCCAACCAAGCTTTTTGGTAGAATCCAAGCATGTTCAATTTTAGGCTATCCATTTCGATTGTGGACAGCATTTTTTCCCGAAATACCTCCAAAGCTGTTTCAGATGCTTCGAGGAAAGCGACAATGATGGCTAAGCCGTGTTGGTGGTTATCTACTTGCCAAGTGAGGCGTTTAACCTCGTCTAGCATCGCAGGATTATCGAAGGCTTTCTCTCTTGCCTGGTCCAACTTTCCCTGTAACTTTTCTTGATATTCGACCTGTTTACGTAGCCAATACATTACATCGTTACGGGCTTGGTCAAAGTTTTCCAGCAGGATGATTTCTCGGTATTCGGCTAAAAAGTCATCCTTGATCATGTGAAGTGCTATGAAGTACTACTTCAATTCCTATGCAAGACTCCTCGAAGCTATGTGCTTCAATACAGGCATTATGAAAAACTTCACGTTGGTAATCCCCAGAAACGAACTTAACTATTGTCTTTTTTTTAGGGAATCTATAGGTTACTTTAAAAAGTCTCAT